TGGACTCACATCGATAGTGATTCCTGATTCAGTCACCCGGATTGATGAGAGAGCTTTTGAAGGATGCAACTCCTTGGAACAAGTCATTGTTCCTGAACGATTTAAAAATGAACGTTACTTTCCCGGTCATGATTTTACGAGTATGGGGAAACCCTTGTTCAAAGGATGAAAGAATCTTTCTTCATTATAAATGAGTAGTAAGAAAACGAATCATTCCACTAAAAAAAAAAGTCCAAATACAACCAGAAGACGACGTCGAAGCAAATCACCTAAGACCGCTAAGCCACAGAATCAATGTGGAAAACATGTGGTCGCAGCTTTTCCGGATGGCAAAATTCCACGGAACCAATACAATGGCTGTAGACAAATGAAAACAGTGCTGATTCCGAACTCAGTGACTACGATTGAAGATTGGGCCTTTTTTGAATGCAGTGGACTCGCATCGGTCGTGATTCCGAACTCTGTCACCCGTATTGGAAGTCATGCCTTTTATGGATGCACTGGACTTGCATCGATAGTGATTCCGAACTCTGTCACCCGTATTGGAAGTCATGCCTTTTATGGATGCACTGGACTGACATCGGTAGTGATTCCTGATTCAGTCACCCTTATTGACGAGAGAGTCTTCCATTTATGCAGTGGACTGACATCGGTAGTGATTCCTGCTTCCGTCACCCGTATTGGAGAGCGAGCCTTCTGTGGATGCCATGGACTCACCTCCTTGATTATTCCTAATTCAGTCACTCATATTGGAGAGGGAGCTTTCTCTTTTTGCTATGGACTGACATCCATTGTGATTCCTGATTCTGTGACACGTATTGATGATGATGCTTTCTATTACTGCTATGGACTCACCTCGATAGTGATTCCAGATTCTGTGACACATATCGGAAGGAGAGCCTTTGAAGCATGCAACTCCTTGAAACAAGTCGTCGTTCCTGAACGATTTGAAAGTTTGTTTCCTGGTATTGATTTTCATGATTATTTCATGAAATAATTTTTTTGACAAAAGTTTACCATAATATTTGGTCGGCATAGTAGCCAGGTGTGCCGACACGATGTCGGTCTTTTTCGTGGCGTTGTTTGTAGAGTGCGCGACGGAGTTTGGCGTAGGTGTCGCCACGAGTTTTGCGAAAGGTGGGATAATCGTTCATACCGGCTGCGCCGACGGAGGCAACTCGTTTGCCTTGACGAAAGACGTCGATTTTCTTGGTTTGGTTGCGCGAGGGCCGAATCTGGACACCCAACTTTTTCGCCCGCTTGTACGAATAAGGCAGAATTTGATAAGGCATATATCATAGAAACAGGAAAAATGTTTTTATTTCATTAAAAAAACATGTTTCATAAATAACGCGACACGCAATCTACCAATTCCCTCGACGTCAAAACACGAGCCAATGAATCCTGTCTCTTGGACAACAACAATGGCACCGAAACAATGCCTGACAAACCAATGCGAGGCATATACAACGAAACGCGTTTCCCATCGAAATACGCCTTGTGCATGGTATTGCGCCATTGCCCACCCTTGTAACTGTATGTAAAATAGGTGGCATCATGACTTTCCAACAACACGGGCAACACATAACACACCAATTCATTGACGACATACAGTGTTTTGTTGACCCAGGGGTCCAAATCGGCTTCGACTACATCCGGGATACGAATGTGCGTTTCTAAAAAATGTTGGCTGATAGATTTCATTTCCATTTTCAATCAAATTCCTTTCACATTCTTTTTTTTAAATGTTGTTGAATATATTTTTGAGTGTTTTCATAATCGTCATCATAATTTATTTTTTTTTTACCTTTACTCAAACATTCATTTATATATACCTCATGTGCTTTACATTTCATATGATGATTTTCTACTTCCCATTTTTCATCTTCTGTAAATGGCAAGCCAAAATAAATTATCAACGCATTCAATAAATTCTTTTCGTTAGGCTGTAATTTTTTCTCACGCCAAACGTTCACCATTGTTCTGAAATAAACATTGTCAACAAAATCATTGTTTACTTGTACTCCTTGACTTGATAACAATAAGAAAGTTTTTTCAGTTTCTTTAAGATAATGTTCAGTATTTCTCTTTTTTTTCAGAAATGGGATTAATATGTTTTGCAAATGTTTTATATATTCTTCAGTACAATAATCTTCATACCATTTCTTAAACCGTTTACATCTTTCTCCTTCTCCTTCTCTTTCTCCTTCTTCTTCTCCTTCTTTCAGCGGAAACAATTCTCGTGGAGTAGGCAAAAGTCGTGGAGATAATCCTTCCGACAATTGTGTAGTAGACAATTGTGTAGTAGACAATCGTGTAGTAGACAATGCTGGAGAAGACGATGTTGGAGAAGACAATCCTGAAGTAGAAGACAATCGTGGAGATTCCAATGCCATTAGAGATTCTGTACTAATGGGAGACTTTTTATTTTTATTCATTACCATAAACAAAGAAAAAATATTATGAAATACTCTGGTAAGAAGACACATATGTCATCACCTCCATTTCACGCAAGTACCATTTCGTCACGAGCAGCGACACAACTACATCCGCTGCCGCCTCAATAATAATCATATCAACCTGTGTGAGAAGCATTTGCATGTACATGAACCAGTCGAACCATGTATACAAAGTCACAAGAACGGTCAGCTCGTATATTTGCGCATGGTTCAACGTACTTTTCGATACTATTCCACTGTCGGATTGCACATTCAAAAGCAAATAAGGACGAAGAATGTTTTGCTCCACATTGCGAAGAGATACATTCACGACTGTATAGACGACCACACAACCGTATTTGGCCCATGTATCCACCACAATGCCAAAGAGAACCAGTTTCGAATGCGGTCCCCATCGGTAAAAGGAATCATCGGTGTTTTTGTTGATGCAAAGAATCATGATGGTCACGACGGCTATCCAAGAAGACAAAATACGCGACCAAAACAGTGAATGATTCATTTTCTTGTAATGAAATTATCATGATAAATACGTTTTAATCTTGTAATAATCTTGTAATCTTGTAATAATCTTGTAATCTTGTAATCTTGTAACCTACAAATACCTACTACTCATACCATACATATACACCCCCCCCTGTAAGGAATTCTTTAAACTGTTTTCACAACGCTTTTATTTTAATTCGCTTACACAAATCTTTCAATTCGCTTACACAAATCTTTCAATTCGCTTACACAAATTTTTTAATTCGCTTACACAAATTTTTTAATTCGCTTACACAAATTTTTTAATTCGCTTACATAAATCAACAAACTATCTTACAACATTCACTGTAAGGTAGTTTCCAACATGTTTTTCAACACGGTTTCCAACACGTTTTTCAAAAAGCCTTACAGAAGGGATGTGCTAATAAATAAACAACACCCCTGTAAGGTAGTTTCCAACACGTTTTTCAACACGGTTACAAAAAGCCTTACAGAAGGGATGTGCTAATAAATAAACAACACCCCTGTAAGGTAGTTTCCAACACGTTTTTCAACACGGTTACAAAAAGCCTTACAGAAGGGATGTGATAATACATAAACAACACCCTGTAAGGCATTCTTTAAGCTGTTTTCAACACGGTTAACAAAAAGCCTTACAGAGGAAATATTATCAACAAACAACATCCTGTAAGGTATTCTTTAAGCTGTTTTCACAACGCTGATACAATTCTTTTCTTTTGCTGATACAATTCTTGTATATCGCTCGCTTCGCTCGCGAGGACGCAGTCCGAGCGATTCTATATAGGGAGGTTTTAAAGGAACCGTAGGTTCCTTTACCTTTACCACTGGTATTCGTTAAAGGAATCCAAAGGAATTTGGTTGGTCAATTTGCTGTAATAGGAAGTCAACGGGTCGGGTGTGGCTTCTGCGGGTGCCACGCCGGCAGGCAATTCCATGGAACTGATACGGTCAATACTGCGCATCGGTGGTTTAACACCATAGCAATTGACGCCGAAACGCAGATTGGGGTTGCCAAAGTAGCCACCGGAAATCCCCGGTCGCAGGTTCGCCAACTGCGGATTTTTACAAACCCCCCCGTTTTGCTTGATGGCCTTTTGTACCTTGTTCCATGTATCCACCTGCAATGGGAAATAGGCATATTGACCCTCACTCCATCCATACTGCGCCCAATCCGCGCCCCCTGCATACGCCTCCTCTATCTGTTCGTAGGTCGCCAACTGACCACCAAACGCACGACATACCGCCTGCGCCTCCGGATACGTGTACAAATTATTAGACACATGAAACACCTGCTTGTCTGTTGATTCATCAGTTGATTCATCAGTTGATATATCTGTTGAAGCTGATATATATTGTGGCGATGCTTCATCTTGTGCATATGTATTGTAATCAAAAGGGAACACATCAGTAAAGGGCATGGTTGTACCATAAGGCGTTGTCGCACCAAACGGTGTTGTCGCACCAAACGGTGTTGTTGGACCAAACGGTGTTGTTAGACCAAAGGGTGTTGTTGGACCAAACGGTGTTGTTGGACCAAAGGGTGTTGTTAGACCAAACGGTGTTGTTAGACCAAACGGTGTTGTTGCAAAGGGAGGTGTTGTATCAAAGGGTGCTGCTGTCAAACCTTCTTGGGAAGGACTGTAGCGGGGTTGTCTTGAAATGCTATAGGGTGATGTTGCATAGTCCCAAAAAGCTTTGAAGTCGTTCCATAAAGACGATTCTGAAGGGGTAGAAGGTATGGATGACGGCTTTTTGACGAAAGGTGTTTTTATTTCAACGAGGGAGCGAGTGGGGACGGTGGTATTGTTGAAATTCTGTATGGGTGTAGTAGTGTAAGTAGGTGTTGGATGGAAAGAAGGACTTGATGCAAAGGGTTCTACCATGTTTTGAAATCCATTTGTATGTTTTGGTGTAGTCGTAGGAGGACTTGTTGAAGTATTAGGTGTCCATACTTTCGTAGTGGGATTGTAGTTGTACAACTTGTTGTCATTTCCAATCATATAAGTTCCATAAATGGTATTTACCGTACTAGCAATTTGACTTGTTTCAATGTACGCTTTCACAGGAGGATTGGTAGGTTTTAATGTAAGTACTGAATTAGAAATTTGACCATAGTAATGATTCCCGTCTTCATCTAGTACAGCAAAATTGATGCCATCAATCGTGTTTACTTTGGAAAATTTAGCAAGAGCAGTAGCATCAACAGTATTAGCTATTCCTATTAAAGGTGTACTATTATTATAGGTGTACTGCCATACAGCTCCACCTCCACCTCCTACAAAATAGACTTTGTTATCATAAACACAAACTGACCTAGGATTCCAACCGGAATCCAACCAAACCATTTTGTCGGATTGTACTGTTGTTGTTTGAGTAAACCATGGTGTATTGGAAACAAACAATCTGTTATTCGCATCAATAATAGCAACTAAATTTGGAGCAGTAAATGGATTGTTCATGGAAACTTGTTTCAGAGGTGTCTGGACAGAAGAAGAAGAGGAGTTTGGTATAATTGTAGTTGTATTGAATATTGTTTGTTCATATTTACCCGCACTGTAAGTAACCAAACTTTGTTTTGTTGGGCTTATGAAACAAAATTTGTTCGTCCCTTGCTGATAAGTTATACTAATCAATTCCTGACTATTCATAAAATAATTATTAATAACCCAAGGACCATTACTACTACTGGAGCTATAATATTTTCCATCATTCTTACTTTTTGCATACAAATCTGTATTGACAATAATTATTTCCGTCATCAGAAAAGGTGGACTCGGTGTCGTTTTCAACGGTGTCGTTTTTAACGGTGTCGTAGGAGCCGCTGTAAAAGTTTGGTTTGTGTTTTCTTTTGAAAAACTTTGCGGTGAAACTGGCAAATTTATAGCCTCTGGCAAAGTCGTACCTCCTGGCAAAGTCGTACCTCCTGGCAAATTCGTACCCCCCGGCAAAGTCGTCCCCAATATTTCTGTACCATACCCCAATGCTCTAGGCAAAGGAGTTTGTGGCGAGGTCGTACGTGTATTCGCACCAGTCATATGATTCAATAATGATTGTGGATTCACCACGAGATATTGGTTCCAAACAGGGTTCCAGGGTTCTTCAGGCTTCAATGGAGTCAATGAATACACCGTTCCAGCAGCGTAATTACCATAAGATTTTGTAAGTACCTTTAGTTTGACTAATTTACCCGGCGAATTACTAGAATTCATAATGATTTCAAGGATGGGTTGGTTTCCATAAGGATTGGTCGAAGAAACATATTCCATCACCAAAATGTTGCTCAAAAACGCACCCAAACCCATCGGATTGGGTTCTTTATATCCTGCCAACCCCGGCACATACTGAATCAAGAATGGCTCATTGTTGTTGTCAAACGTTTCTACCCCTGTCGGTGTACCTGTCACACTACAGTACAAATCATCATATCCATACTTGTTGACCGTATATAATTGAAATCGCGCATTGGAACCATTTGGCAACGGTTTCATAAAAGGAGCCGTTGTAACCACCGGCTTTTTGAGCGCCGCCTTTTTGGGCGCTGCCTTCTTAGGCGGTCCACTCACACCAGTTCCACCAGTTCCAGCAGCTCCACCAATTCCAGCAGCTCCAGCTTTAGCTCCAGCAGCTCCGGCACCAGTTCCAGCAGCTCCAGCAGCTCCAGCAGCTCCAGCAGCTCCAGCAGCTCCACCAGCTCCAGCAGCTCCACCTATAGACCCTGGTTTGGTGGTTACGGAGGTGGTGCCATTGAAAATATTCACGATGTAGGTGCCAATGTGGCCGAGGTTGTCATCTTTGCCGAGGACGTTGCTTAGCAGATTGGTATTCATGACGTATTTGAAAAAGTCGAGAAAGAGTACAAAGGTAAAGGCGGTCCACAAGGCGGCTTCGATGGCGGTGATGTACCATTGTTTGGAGCCTTCGTTCATGGGGATGCCAAAAATAAAGACGACGACGTAGAAAAAGAGGATGATGGCGACAAGGTTGAACAAGGTGATGGGGTTGACTAAAGAATCGAGAGGATGTTGGAAAAAGTCCATGGATTTGTAGGGCGCTTTGTAGAAAAATTCCACCACACAGTACACAGTCAGAAACCAAAAAATAATCCAGAAACCGGGTTCCCATACGAACCAAAAGATGAACATGAATACATGCAAAATGACAAAGACTGCCACAAAATTGTTGGATAAATATGATATGATTCCATCCGTTTCAGATGACATAGGAATCTAGTGGTTACCTTTTTAATATATACCTTTGAGAATAAATAAGACACTTGGTATTCTCCGGAATTCCTTATTCATGAATTCTTTATTTCGATGGTGGAAGAATGACACCAAAATTTTTTAGATGAATAAAATCCATACTGATTATGGTAAGGATTAAAATGTATTTGTAATGTATCTTTACAGGGTTATGTGGAGTGAAATTCTTGATGATGATGAAATATTTTACAGGGATACTATAATTGTGTCGTGATGAATTTCGACCTCAGTAGTGTAAATAAATCTCTCCTCCGTGGTGAAACATGTAGTTACAGGTACATGATTTTGTTGTTTTCCCTCGTGGTCGCCATCGTCTTTTCCGTCAGCAGTGTCTCCTTTCCTCCCAGCAATTACGGCCAAAGTATCTACCAATCCTTTTACTCCCTTTCCCCCCTCCTCATTGGCCTCGCTATTTCCGTCTTCCTTTTCAAAGGCGGACCTTTTTTCACCACTTCCTTCTACGTTTCCTTCACCATGGCCCTCCTCGTTGTCGCCGTCACATGGGCCACCATGACCCAATGGGGCCATATCTTTTCCACCGGCACCTTTTACGTCTTCTTGGGCCTCTTGGTCCTGGCCATCGCTGCCGCCATCGTGCTGCAAATCGTGCGTTTTACGACTTCGTTCCGCATCACCGACGACGCCACCTGGGAAAACTTTTTCTTGCAGCTCCTCCTATTCATCCCCTGTTTGTTTGAAGACATGGCTGCTTACCTCGTCCAACAATTCAAAATGACATCCAGTCCCCTCCTCGTCCTCTTTTTCATGGAAATACTCGTACTCGTCCTCCTCTTTACTCTTCCTTCCCTCATTCAATACTTTGCCAACCTAGACAGAAAAGTCCTACTCGCCGGCGCCGTCCCCCTCGGCACTGCCACCACCTTGGCCGACAGCAGTGTCTTTGAATCCACCATCATCAAAGACAAAACCATCCAAAAGTCTTACAACCAGAATTACTGCATGAGTATGTGGATTTATCTGAACCGGTACGACACCACCCTACAAGAACACGAATGGCAAATCTTCAATTACGGTTCGCAGCCCCTGAATGGCAATCCCTGTGTCTATGTCCAATCCGGCCAAGTCTACGTCTCTCTCTCCAACACCAACCGTCAACAAACCCGCCTCCCCATCGACCTGCCCTCACAAAAATGGAACCACCTCGTCTTCAATTACCGCTTCCATCAAATCGACGTCTTTGTCAACGGCAGCCTCATCGATACCATCACACTCCATGGCGAAAACTTCCCTACCCACTCGAACAAAGACCTCGTCATCGTCGGAGACAACCGCGGTGGCATCTTCGGTTCCATCTGTAACATCACCTACGCACCCCAACCCGCCACCAAAATGCAAATTGCTACCGAATACAACCTCCTTCGCTTCTTCAACCCACCCATTGTACCCGGCAGCCAATCCTCCAACCAAACCAAAAAAAATAACTTTGCCACCACACCCCCCCTTTCCTTCCCCGCCTCCCTCTTTTCATCCATCTCCACCAACTGGAAATCACTCTTTCCAGCCTTTGTACCCTCTAACCACTCCCCACGACCCGAAGCCAACCCCTCACTCACTTCCAACACCTAACCCTCACCCTGTAATAACCCCCCTGTAAGACCTTTCCAAACAACCCTACAGGGGATTGTATATTTGTACCATAAATACCAAACCCTAACCCTGTAAGACCTTTCCAAAACAGTGTGTGGAAACCTTTCCCAAAACAACCCTACAGGGGGATTGTATAATTGAAATGAAATCCAATTACAAAATCGCCATGTTCTTTTTACAACTTTCGACTTATTGTTTTCAGAAGAAAGAGTGACAGGAGAAAACCCCCATACAGACCATTTCCGTACATGAAGTTCGTTTTCATGTAAGTGTCCCCCACTGCCAAAATGGGAATGGAATGCACACCAACTGTCAAATTCTGCATGGCCTGTTCTGGGCGAAGGTTGCCAAAAAGGATGGGAAAGGGTTCCGACACTTGGTGTCGCGACAACAAATGAGGAGCGACCAAAATGACCTGGTTGCCATCTAGCAACCGCCGAGCAACAAGTCCCTTTTTTACTGAAGATTCCTTGACATAATAAGCATCTCCTTGTGCGCTCCGCATAATATACTCGTCATCTCCTATATATGTACATCCATAGGGTAGTGGTATCGGACTCCAAACAATTTGTTTCCCCGTGACACATACATATTTTTCTGGCAAAATGCGTTGGTTGTCAAACACACAACCCAACAAATGACCCCCTGTCGCATCCAATACATATTGCGTCGAACCTGGCACACAATACTCACCTAGATTTGTCTGTGTTATGGCCTCGGTATGGAAAATACGCACCCCCTTGGTCTGGGCATAACGAGCCAAATGATATTCCAACACGTTGATGGGGACCGTCGTCTGGTTCGCCAACTCGGGCAACCACAACAGCAGCCCTCGGTTCTTTATCTTTTCAAGAAACAACACCTGGGACCGTGTCAATATCCGCCGATTCTCTTCGTCGTGTCGTTTCTCCAACACATAGACAAACCACTCCGGAAACTTCTTCTGAAATATCACAGCCGTATACAAACCCACCGGACCTCCCCCCACAATACACACACTCGGCCTCGTCAAACTGAAAATGTTTTCTAGACCCGTATTCGAAGCAAACGCATAACCCCGCAACATCTCAGTATCCACCTCAATATCCCCTTTCACAAAATACGTCACTTCCACATTCTCTCCTACTGTGTCATCGTCCACCTCAGGATACGTCGTCTGTATGTCCATCCATCTTTGTACATCTTTGTCTATGGTAAACCATTCATAGACCTCTTTGAATGACTCCATACTATGGTGCGACATAGTGTTGGAACCCTTGTTTTTTTATCTTTTGAGTAGGAAAAACAGTTTATCGCTTCTTATTCAATACAAAAAGTGTATATTTAGTATTGAATACATTAAAAAAACCCTTGAAACACGTCATCGGGGCAGGTGGCGATGTTCACGGAGCCGCCTTGCCATGTCGTGGCAGCGGTTCGACCCTTGGATGATTTGTACAAGCCGAGAGGAATGCCTTGGGAACGAGGAAAGCGTCGTCTACTACCACCACCCACCATGGGACCATCTTTCAAAATGGCTTCGGCAGAAACAATGGCCTTGCCACCTTCAAAAACAATGTTGGATTCCATAGTATACAACAAGACTCGACAAAAAAAAGGATACAATAATTAATTACATTAATGAAAACAATACATTTTTATAATTACATATATTTTTACAAATACATACATTTTTACAAATACATACATTTTTATATTTTTTTACAAATCCAAAACCAGCGTATTTTCCATAATTCTTCCGGAAACGAATTCACGATTGCGCAAAGGATAGTTGCCGTCTTCGTCCAAATTGACAATGGATTCCGCCAACGAAATGGCCGTCTCCTTGTCCTCTTTCGCCCCTTCCACATTTTCATCCAGAATGGTAAACGAAAGACGGTATTCGGTCACCATAATCATACCAGGTTTTTCAACCAAGGTAATCTGAATATCCTTGACACCCAATACTTCCTCCATACTTGGTGCATGCAATGTGTAAAATCGCAAAATTTCCTGTTGGTCCTCCTTCGTATTCGGCATCGGACTCGCACGGAAAATAACAACGACAGACATATTTTGAATAGATTTCACGAAATAATAATATATTGATGCAATTCCTTTCTTTATTCAAAAAAAATCAATTTTTGAATAAATAACAATGAAATAAATTTTGTTTTTCAGAGCGATAATATAATATAACCCCTGTAAGGTATTCTACAAACGGTTTTGAAAAACGGTTTTGAAAAGGCCCTACAGGGTGGTTTGTTTTTTATTTTATCCCCTCTGTAAGGTGTTCTTTGAACGGTTTTGAAAAACGGTTTTGAAAAGGCCCTACAGGGTGGTTTGTTGGGTTTAATCTTCCTCTTCTTTTTCGAAATGCAACAATTTTTCCGTTTTCTTTTCTGGCAAGTGTTCGAAAATGTAGTCTTTGACAGCGATGCCTTTTTCCGGTTCTTCTTTGTAATAGTCTTTGAGCACTTGTATGAGCGACTTTTTGCCAAGTGGTTTCGTAATCGCCACCCTCCTCGTAAAGACTTGATTCGCCACGCCAAATTCTCCAATTTCTACCGTATTCATCCACTCCAAGAGCTGACCCGTCAATACCTTTTTCTCCTTGTTCAATACCGCCGTCTTCTTCTTCAAGTCCAAAATCGCATTGTCCAACTCCAACAACACCTTCACCTTGCCACGTAAATCTATATCCCCCTTTGTTGAACCCGTCGCCGCAGTCGATACCGAAGATATATCCGAAGCCGCTATCTCATTCATTTTATCCTACCCTCTTTTACTCTTTTTATACTAATGGCGTCGTTGTTTGATAGAACATTGTTGTTGGATTGTTTGTTGTCTGATTAGGCAATGTAGTCTGATTGGGCAATGTAGTCTGATTGGGCAAAGAAATCTGGTTGTTTGTAGTCATTTTAGGTGTTGTTGTCATTGATTTAGTTGTCATTTTAGGTGTTGTTGTCATTGATTTAGTTGTTTGTTTGGGTGTTGTTGTCATTGGTTTGGTAGGAGAGGGTCCAGGTCCAGGTCCAGGTCCAGGTCCGGGTCCAGGTCCGGGTCCAGGTCCGGGTCCAGGTCCAGGTCCAGGTCCAGGTCCAGGTCCGGGTCCAGGTCCAGGTCCAGGTCCGGGTCGAGGGAAGACGATGTTGGTATATTTTTCGAGGGCGCTGACGTAGACGATGGCGGTGGTGGATTTCAGTTTCATCATGCTATATTTCAGATAGTTGGTCAAGTCGGCATTGTTTTGTATTTGAATGTCTTGTGCGTTGGAAACGACAAAGGGTGCTGGTTTCATGAAACGACTTTGTAGTTGTTGTTCCCACTGGCTCAAGAGGGTAGTAATATCTTCTACAGTGAGGTAGCGGAGGGATATCCAATGGTTGGGTTGGAGCATTTTGATTTGGCTCAATACGAAATCGAAGTGGTTATCGAGGAGGATGGGTAGGTTGATGTCGATTTCGGTAATTTGCAATTGGAAAAAAGGCGGGAATTGGTCAAATCCCTGAATCAAAGCTGTCGATTTGAAATAGTCGCCTAAAGTGTCAATAAATGTACGTGTCAAGTACGTACGCATATTGGAGAGAAACAGAGAAATATCGTTCACTACATCGAAATAACTAACTGCCATGACTCCATTGGCATTGTCCAATACTGAAGTCAACAAAGTGTTTTCACAAGACGACGGTGTTTTTTTTGTGGCGGCAGATGGAGTGGCTTCCGGTCCTGGATATTTGGTGCTAGGAGACACTCCTATCAAATACCTCAGAATACGTTGATATTGCGAAGTCGTGTCGTCATCTTCGTCGGGATTGCTAAACATACCTTCCTTGTATGTTTCCCAACAAACTCCAACCATAACGACGACCACAAAGACAAATACAAAAAAAAGAAACAAAGGGACTTTCATCTTTTGTATCGTTGTAATGATGGGAGAAAACACCTGTTCTACCCATACTGTATCAGCATCGCCACCATCGGAATCTGCTCCAACACCGGCCGAAAACGGTCCTTGGCCAACCACTCATCGTCCCATCCCTCGATGTCATCAAACAACGTCATATGCCTCTGAAACATCACCTCATGCAACACATTCTCCGGTACTCGTTGCAACAAAAAAGACACCACATCCTCATACGTATATGAGGACCCCTTCATCCTATCCACAATGTAACCCAAAGGAGCTTCTCCTTCTCCATCGTCTTCTTCGTCTTCTTCTTCTTCTTCTTCTTCTCCATCGTCTTCTTCTTCTTTTTCGACGAGTTCGGCACGGCAACAGGGGCAGGTCGAACGGGTTTCGTACGAACGCAACAAACAAGGAGTACAAAAGGTATGACCACAATCGGTGTGGGAAACGGTGGTCATTATTTGTAGACAAATTGGGCAGGCATCTTCCAGGTGGACATCGTACATGCTTAATAACCAGTTCCAACTCCACATATTGTGCTTGTTTATTACACTTGTTTTTTATTTGAAGAGGGGCGCCATCGACACAGGTTCAAAATTCAAAATGGGTTCTACCATACCCATGACCCAATATGCCACCAAATATTCCTCGTCCGAATATTCCTCATTCTGATTTGATGGTCTTATTGTGGCTATATAGGACATGGTGTATCCGTCGTGCCAGTTGCCGTCATGAATTTCTTTTATTGCAATCACCAAGTAAACAATTCTATAAGAAGATTCATTGACCGTAGAAGATTCATTGACCGACTTTTTGAAAATACAATCACCTACCTTGCAAATGGAATCCATGTATCGATTTATCAAATAATTATTAACAATAATAATTTTTACCAATCAATTTTATTATTTTATTATTTTTTATTCTACTTTAAATTAATTTTTAAGAACGAATAAAAAATAACCTGTAATAAAATTTCTTTGTTCGGCCTACGGCCTCACAAACCATCCCTGTAAGGATTTTCTAAACAAGGAAACTGGCTGCTTTTCTGTCCAAGGTTCCCTGAACCATGTATTTGGAACGTTTACAAATGAATTTTGAAATTTCTCGGGAGCAATGACTTGTACTAATCCAGTACAATTGTCAAATGCTTTCTTGTGCATCTTAATGACGGAATTCGGAATAACGATAGATTTCAGACCATGACAATTTCCAAAGGCTTCTCCTCCAATACTCGTCACACCATCGGGAATCACGATGGATAAGAGACTGGTACAAGCATAAAAGGCTTGTTCTCCAATATTCTTCACCGAACATGGTTCATTGAATTGGATGGAAGTGAGTCTATTACATTGAGAGAAAGCTTCTTCTCCAATACTCGTCACACCAACGGGAATCGCGATGGAAGTGAGACTGGTGCAATCTTTAAAGGTATAATTTTCAATACTTTTCACGGAACATGGTTCATTGAATTGGATGGAAGTGAGATTTTCGCAGCTCCAGAAGGCTCCAATATCAATACTAGTGACTGAGTCAGGAATATTTATCGATGTGAGTCCGCTGCATTCTCGAAAGGCTCCATGTCCAATACTCGTTACGGAATCCGGAATCACGATGGACAAGAGACCAATACAATTTTTAAAGGCTTCTGGTCCAATACTCGTTACGGAATCCGGAATTACGATGGAAGTGAGATGTTGACAATTTTTGAAACTATAACTTTCAATACTGGTCACGGAATCAGGAATCACAATGGAAATGAGACCAGTGCATCCAAAGAATAAGCCTCTATCTAATTTTGTCACGGAATTCGAAATCACGACGTTATTGAGACCACTGCAATTTTCAAAGGCTTCATGTCCAATACTCATGACGGAATCCGGAATGACGATGGACAAGAGACCACTGCAACCAGAGAAGGCGTTTGGTCCAATACTCGTCACGGAAGCCGGAATCACGATGGATGTGAGATGTCGACAATTTTTGAAGGCATTTTTTCCTATCTTTTTCACGGAATCCGGAATCACAAAATTTACTGTAGATGTATCTATCATACGTTCTGTAATTTCATTTATTGGAATACCCAGAAAATTATAGAAACCACCCACCCTCCGTCGCGACTTCTGCCTTCTTTTTGGGAATTTCTTTGTTGACTTCATTGTAATAGCCCTCGTAAATCTTTTATGAGGGACCCTCCCGCAAGAAGAAGAACAGAACAGAACAGACTAAATTTTCTTTACATTGTTCGGCCTACGGCCTCACAAACCACCTCTGTAAGGAATTTCTTGAAACTGTTTGTAAACGGTTTGTAAACGGTTTGAAAAAGGCCTTACAGAGGTGGTTTATTGCAGCGATTACTTGTGAAGCCGCGTTTGTACAAACGGTTTTCTTATGGTGTATGAATGATAAGAAAAATAAATAAAAAATCATAAATATAAGAAAAAATTTACCTATTCTATTTCTTTGAAAAATAGATTAAATGGTTCTGTCTATACAAATGTACATGAAGACATCATGGATAGTATTATTTTGGTGGACACCCTTCCTTGTTTCTGGATACGGAGGATTTCTTCCCCGTTTGACGAAATCCTATGGTTCACTTATGCATGATATGGAGGCCAAACAGGTGGACACATTGTTTATTAACAAGCAGTTGACGCAGGTCTTTGTGAAAGAAGGGGAACTGGAGTTTGTTTCCGACATTCATCCTCTGTTGGTAGGTCCGTTGGTAGACAAGGCCACACGAAATGGTGTCGACATGATTCTGCAGGACCCGACTCCTTTCAATGGATGGTTGCAAGAAGCGGGTTCCATTGCATCCAGTGCATTTCAATTGACACTGTTTACCTCTTTGTTCATCACACTCTTTCGCATGTTTGGAAAAGGCCCTACAGGGGGTATGTCGAATGGTTTCATGGGGTTGCCAAACATGCGTGCGGGTCAGACGTTGGAGAGGAACAAAGGAGGGTCGCCCAATGTCACCTTTGCGGATTGGGCTGGCAGTCCCGAAGTGTTGCGCGAATGTACCGAAATCGTGTCGTTTGTACGGAATGCGTCCTTGTATGAAGCAGTAGGTGCAGAGGTGCCTAGGGGTATTTTGTTAGAGGGGCCGCCGGGTACGGGAAAGACGTTGATTGCGAAGGCGATTGCGACGGAGGCCAATGCGAGTTTCGTGTCGTTGTCGGCGAGTGAATTTGTGGAGATGTATGTGGGTTTGGGTGCATTAAAGGTGCGTAATTTGTTTGCAGAGGCGCGTGCTTTGAAGCCGTGCATTGTGTTTATTGACGAGATTGATGCGGTGGGTCGAAAGAGGGGTTCTGGGTCGATGCCGGGTAGCAATGATGAGAGGGAACAGACGTTGAACCAGTTGTTGTATGAGATGGATGGATTTCAGTCGAACGAGGGGGTGTTTGTGTTGGCGGCGACGAACCGGCGTGATATTTTGGATGCGGCCTTGTTGCGTCCGGGACGGTTTGACCGCATTGTGAATGTGCCGTTGCCGGACCGTGCTTCTCGTCGGTTGATTTTCAGAAGGTATTTGCAGGAGAAGAAATCGTTTTCCGACCTTTTTTTGCAAGGTACCAAACTGTTGGATGTTTTGGCAGAAGAGACGGATGGATTGTCGGGGGCACAAATCAAAAATGTGGTCAACGAAGCCGCGATTCTGGCGGCACGACAAGGCCGCTCTGCCCTCTTACCCACCGACTTGGAAAAGGCCCTAGAAAAGGCATTGGTGGGAGTTGTCAAGGAACAAGATGAACGAGGTACCGCCGTACTGGAACGCGTGGCCATCCACGAAATCGGACACGCCTTTCTGGCCGCCCTGTTTCCCAAGTATTTCGAACTGAAAAAAACCACACTGGACAGCACCTACGGCGGAGCCGGTGGTTACACCCTGTTTGGTACCAAGCCGGAGTGGACCGAGGGAGGGCTCTATACACGTGACCTGTTGCAAAAGAGGTTGGTCGTTCTTTTGGGAGGCAAAGCGGCCGAAACCGTATTTTATGGGTTCGACCATGTGTCGGTGGGGGCCTCGCAAGATTTGAAACAAGCGAATGCTTTGGCGCGGCAAATGGTGGAGACATTTGGGATGGGACCGTCGTTGGAAACCTTTTCTTCGGGGGGCGATGAAATACGACAAAGTGAAGCCACCAAGGAACAAGTGGACCGCGAAGTACAGATGTTGGTGCAGTTGTCGTACGAAGAAGCGGTGGAACGGTTGCAGCTATTCAAAGAAAAATGGGTGAATCTGGCTGTGAAATTGCAAGAGGAAAGGATGTTGACAGGGGATGTGGTGTATGGGGCTCTGTAAAATTTGCATAGTGAATTTTTAATACTAATTCACTATTCAAAAATAATAATATTATAAACTACATTTTATAAATTGTTCTATCTTCATCTTCGACATTATTTACTCTTGTATGTTGTATTGTAGGTGATTGTGCTTGTGCTGGTGCTAGTGCTGACCTACGTCGTGCTGACCTATATGGCCTATCTCCTGTGTCATTATGTACTCGTCTTTGTCCTTCCTTTATATAATACCATACAACAGCTATTACTAAAAAAAAACCAATAGGGCCACCATATACTATAAGGTTAGTAGATGATGTTTCTGTATTTACTTGTCTAGACGATGAGGTTGGATTTATGGTAGGTGTAAGTGGTTGAAGTGAGAAATTTCTAAATAAATCATTAAGATATCCTGTATCGTCTGTTGATACACTGGCATTTACCAAATCATACATTTTTTCATATTGTGTACGATTGATATTTTTTAATATTCTGTTAAAATCTTCTATTTGTAATTTTTTGATTTCTTGGGACAATGTGTTGAATTCTTCAGTAGTAGTATTTTTTTTTGCAATGGATAATGCTATCTGTTTTATAGGACCGACGTCACTATTATTAACTTTTGGAGTTGGAAATAAACCACTAGAAGTAGTAATATTAGCTTTGCGTAAAGAATGCCGTTGTAATCCTACTCCTGCTCCTACTCGTTTGCGTCGTTTGTTTCTTGTTTTTCGAGCCATATTCTATACATTACAGTGTATATAATATGTCTTACTCCTCATCGTCATCATTGTATTTGGGCGCTAGATAGAACCGCATATACGCCCCTCCTTCGCCCAGGTCGTATTCCACCAAGAGAGGCGACGCCGTTTTGACACGTAAGGAAGCATGGGTGGCCAGTTTGTGAAACGCGGCAATATGTGCCATGTATGTCAACGAATAAGATAGCTGAACGGTTTCACCTTCGTTGATGGCATACGACACCAGTTTGTCAATGTCGATTTTTGCCTCCATACCTCCTTTCTCCACCGACGTCGATTTCATCCAAATCGCCTCTTCGGAACATTTCAAATTCAGTTGGTCACCAAACAACCGCAATTGTCCCACCCATTCCGCAAAATCTGTCGACAACAGGCTAAACTCCGCATCGTAATCCGTTTCCGGTATCCCCAACAAATCCTGGTCCATCTCCATCAACGGCAACGTAAAATGCTTTTCCACCAACACCGAACTCCCCCTCTCCGTGTCACTATACATGGTCACCGTCATTATATCCTCCTCCAATCCTATCACAATATCCTGCTTCGCCACCTTGTCGCGTGTCGACAAAATCTTGGCAAACAAGGTCACATCAAACGCCACACGCGTTGCCTTTGATACCACATACTCGGCAAACCATGTCGAAGGCAATACCATTTCCACCACAGATACATGTGAGGAATCCATCGTCTGCATGAAAAGACGATGCTCTTCCCATAGCAAAACAATCGTTGGCGAAAAAGCACGAATGTTTTGAAAAATCGTTTGAAACATGTCGGCCTGGTGATGCGAAATACGGATTTGCATTCTTGTATCGTACCCTTGTCTCTACTCTTGGTTTCAATTTTTTTCTTTTCCCCTTTTCTCCCACATCTGTATACATTCTGCTTGTTGGTCAATATATTGACGCTGTTGCATGACCGTGTTGTGCATGGATGCCAATCTTCCTTCTAACTCTCGTATCAACTGCACCACCTGGTCCATGGTTAGAAATTGTTGCTCCCCCGTTTCCTGGTTCGTCACATGAATCGGCGTACGTTGTTGCAATTGTTGCTGTTGCTGTTGCAATTGTTGCTGTTGCATCATGGTCGCCCTCTGCTCCTCCAACTCCTTGGTCTGTTTCAATACATCCGGTTTGTGCTCCGGTTTGCCCGGTTCGTAAGCATCCAACAAGGGGTCAATGTCATGCAGGAAAAACTGTTTCGTAGCCGCTTCGCTGGACAAACGTATAAAGTCATCCACTGTCCACGTCGACTCCTTCACAAACGGATTCTGCGGACCCATTTGTTTCAACATTTTACGCTTGTCATACGTATTGTGCTCATGACTAAACACCAAAATCGTACGTCGTGGGTCCAACTGTACAAACGGAATCGTATAACCCTTCAAAAATGCCTTTTCCTCCGCCAAACATGCCTCGTCATCATACCGCGTCATCAACAACAACTCACGCCGAAACGCAAACGTACCCGCCGTCGCATGATTCGGACCATACGGCCCAAATTGCACCATCTTCTGTATATGCTTGAAATAACAATAAATCTCACTCGCACCCGCACACAAAGCCGCAGGATTCGCCATCAAGGATTGGACCGCATGCTCTATCCGCTCCGGCGGATAATAATCATCGTCGTCCATATACACCAAAATATCCCCCCGCGCCATATCGTGCATCATATTACGCTTCTTGCCCAACGGCGTCTTGCTCAACAACGCCACATACTCCATTTGCGGAAATTCTAACCTCGACAACTCCATCGTATCACCGATTTTGTCCGTACCATCGTCCAAAATAATCCACTGCACAATGCGGTCGCGCGGATACGTCTGCGCTCGGAAATTTTGCATCATGGTAGCCAAAAAAGGACGTCGGTTGAACGTCGGTGTACATACCGTCACCGTCGGCAATTTGGATTTCATTCACTAAGACAGGCTCATAACCACCCCTTTATCCCTTTTAATATTTGCTTTTACTTATTTTGTCAAGTATTTTGTCGACTTCTTCAGGTTCTATTCCCATCAAATATTCTAAATATTCTTTTAAGTCGGCACGACTCTCTCTTGAATAATAATGTGTTGCTAAGTAGCCTTTCAATGAATCCCATTGAGGGATGTAGGCTTTCAAACGTTCCCAATCAGGTACGGACTTTTTCAAAATTGCAATTATTTCACTTTTCTTTTCTCTCCAATTTTCACCCAAAAAATAATCTATGTATTGAATCATCGACAATTTACGTATTATTTCATGATAAACTTTTTTGTTTCTGTCAACAACCTGTAATCCTTCTATCTGTAGACTAGACAAATTTTCCAATTCAATGTCATGATTTCTTAAATAATTCATTAGTAATTTCACATTGTAAAGAGTTGGAAATCTATTTAGTTGATTTACAAAATATTTAATTTGTGAATTCCTAACACTTTTATCAAACAATCTTAAACATTTTGGACACTTTACATTTTCATCGGAATTCATGACTACATAACTGTAGAAACATTTTTTGTGAAAATAACAACCGTAATAATTTTTTTTCCATTCTGTTGTATGTTCAGGTTGAATTAATAATTGTTGTTGTTGTTCTTCCGATAGTACATTACCAGATAGCAAAGGTTCGAAACAGATAGTGCATTCTAAATTTTCTTCTTCTTCTTCTTCTTGTACTGTTGCACCACCTCTTTTTTTACATTTAGATTTTCGTGTACAGGATGCAAACTTACCACAGGGTGCAAACTTACCACAGGGTGCAAACTTACCACAGGATGCAAACTTTCTACTTTTCTTTTTTTTTCTATCACTCTTGTACATTCTAATATATACAACATAAATTATTGGTTTCAATCCACTCTGTCGAAAACAGCTTGAAAAGACCTTACAGAAGGGTTGTCAATCAAATCAAACCCACCCTGTAGGGATGCTCTAAAACAGCTTAAAAAGACCTTACAGAGGGGTTTGAAATATAAATCAAACCCACCCTGTAGGGATGCTCGAAAACAGCTTAAAAAGACCTTACAGAGGGGTGTGAAATATAAATCAAACCCACCCTGTAGGGATGCTCGAAAACAGCTTAAAAAGACCTTACAGAAGGGTTGTCAATCAAATCAAACCCACCCTGTAGGGATGCTCGAAAACAGCTTAAAAAGACCTTACAGAAGGGTTGTCAATCAAATCAAACACACCCTGTAGGGATGCT